CGGCGGGCACTTCTGCCGGTATTATCCGGGAAGGTACGGTTAATCAGCCTGTCACGGCGAAGACCATCCCCCTTGAACAGAAACACCCTGTTGCCCAGTCCGTCACTCCGGCAACGACGCCAGAAACGATAGGCGTTATCTGTCACCCCGGCTTCCCCTCCCGTATCCACAGCCATGGCCATCAGACGCATGCGCACATCCGGATCAGAAGCCAGCGGCCATGTTTTATGGAACACATCCGTCAGCAACAAATCCCAGTCCTCCGGATATGCTGCCGGATCAACCGGCAGACTTTCACCGTTGGGACTGCAGCGTAGTGAATGCCGGATGTTGTAGCGATCAACAATCCAGCGTTCCCCCTGCTCTCCGTATCCGGTGATCTGCACAACAAAACGGCGATTTTTACCGCCCTGAACGTCAACCGTTGCCTCAATAAAACGCACACCATCCGGCACAGATCTCCGGGGAAACGGCTCGGCACGCTGTTCAAGCAGTTCACTTTTACGCTGTTCCGTGGCTGAACGGGGCAGATAGGGCCGCCCGATATCGGTGTTCACCACCGCTTTCAGGGTCTCTTCACTGCCGGTTCGCTCATACTCTTCTTCTGCCGCCAGCAGCTTAAAAATCAGTTGTTCCCAGGTCTGAAACGCCGCAGCCGGCCCCTCCATCCAGAAACTTGCTATTCTGGAATTTCGGGGGTTCCGGTGATACTGCCATCCACCGCTGCCCGTTCGCCTTCCCGCAGCCAGATCCCCTGGTTATTCAGTTCACGCTTCTGTTCCGGAGCAATCAGCCCGCGACAATGCGGACACATCAGACGGGCCGCCTGCCCGGCAGCCACAAAATCAGGGTTATTCCGGTAACCGGTCATGTTATCCATCACCGGCTGAAAATATTCCCCGCAGTGCGGACACGGCCAGTACCACCGGCGGCGGTCTCCCCTGTTATACAGTGACAGGATCCCCGTTGTTGGCGGTGCCTCATGTGCGCCACCACAACGCCATTTGGTGTCAGTGATATCCCGCCCCGGTGAACTCTCAACCAGGGTCATCCCCGAAGACATAAAGGTGGTGGTACGCTTTGATGCCAGGGTGAAGGCATCCCCTTCCCCGTCCACGTTTTCAGGGAAACGGTCATAATCCGTCAGCGCCACACGACGGTAATCCGAAGAGGAAAATACGGTGATCGACGGCCAGCCAATTTTCAGGAATGAGCCGTCAAGAAACATTTTGTCGTGGACGTTGTTGTCATTACGGGAGGGGCTGAGGCGTTTGCAGACCTCCGGGCTGTGGCGAAACGTCCTGGAAAGACGCGTTCTGGAATGCTCACGCGCCTTCGTCTCGGTCATCTGCACCACCAGCATGTCCGCCGGATCACAGATGATGCCGTACACAATCCAGCCATCAATCAGCCCTTCGGTTTTCCCGGTTCGCGCAGGTCCGACAAACACCACCGCGTCATATTCACGGGCTGATAATGTATTAATGGGGTCTATCATATAGGGCGTCAGCGATGACTCCCACGGACCGGAAGTATTGGCTCCCCGTGGTACCCGCATATAACGCCTGATGGCTTCCGCTACTGGTAACCGGCCAGGTGGGCGAAACAGCGAGGCCACTTCGCGCCAGATATCGGATGCGCGGCTATGGCTCTCGTTCACCTGATTCACATATCGGCCTCATCACAACAGTCAATGACTGCCTTTTCCAGTGTGTCGCGGATCTCATCAACCACAATCTGTACTTCATTCAGTTGTGATGCAGTCCACCCCCTGTCCCTCTCCAGCCGGTCAGGCCAGGTTTCCAGTACCTGAACTATCGCTTTCACCACGACAGAAAAGGACCGCCTGACATCACTGACTGGCACAAGCTGAACAGTTTCATGCTGAAATTTAAGACGCTCGCGCTCGGACTGATACCATGCCTTACGAGCGTGAGGATCCATATCCTCATCTTCGGAAGATGGTGGTTTTTCCAGCAACGAAGTTATCAAATCCGTCAGGAGATACAGTTTTTTCTTTTCATTACTGCCTGGTGCAAGAGGAACATCCGCCATTCTGGCGGCAACAGTCTGCCGGTGCAGACCTGAAAGGGCTGCCAGTTGATTAATATTTAACTTCATATTTTTCAGCTCGCCGTCCATTTACATCCCTCCACATAAACCGCAGAACAGAAGTGACTCTGTTTTTTTGTAAAGAAATGCCGCCATATAAAGATGTCGAACAAAAAACAACCACAATCATCATCTTTTTAATACTAACAGCATTAAAAACAACAAGTTACCATCATGATGATGATGACGATAAAATCACAAAAATGCGCCTTTTTCCGCGCCGCCCGCCCCGTGTTCAGGCCCACCCCACCAGGAGGACCCGCAAAATGATAATGGTTATCATTTGCAATGTAGTCCGGTTTCTTCCACCATCGCACCGGACCAGCGACCATGAGGGGACAACGCCGCGCTCCGTTAACGCGGTAAACCCCGGTGTGTATCGTTTTTGATTATCCCCGCACACTCGCGCAGAGGAGTCTCCCTGTCGGGCTGCGGTCTCTGTTAATACGGGAATACGGCGACAATACCGCGCATGGATAATAAGGTCGCTCAACACACTGGCTGTAATGCAGCGGATACCATGCGGCATTTAGCGGCATTCATCGTACACTCAACGGTTAGCTCTTCATTCGTGGCATTCACCTGAAAGGTCCGGGAGTGTAATTGCGTACATTTACCACTGAACGAACCTTCAACAAGAACACGACCACGCTGCAAAATACGGAACGGAATTGTTCCCTGAAAAGGTTCTACGGTTACCAGTAATTTCTTCATGCATTCTCCGGATAACAAAAATACTAGTTAATACACTGAGTGCGGATATATTCCTTCGCCCCTTCCAGCTGCTTCTGCATTGTCATCAACCGTTCTCTGAGGATGAAATAATCCCGTTCAGCGGTGTCTGCCAGTCGGGGGCCGGTTGCATTATCCACGCCGGAGGTGCCGGTGGCTTCACGCACTGTACCGGGGCAGGTGGCGTTGATCCGCAGGCGCTTACGACCAGCGGCAACATCAGCACGCAGAGTTTCATTTTCAGCTCTCGCATCGGCTAATTCCCTCGAGTATTTTGCATCGAGCGCAGCAACATCGCGCTGGCGCACCTGCATATCAGTAATGGTTGCGTTTGCCAGCTCCAGCTCTCTGGCTTTTTTATCGCGCTGCGCTTTGTAGGTGATGGCGTTATCGCGGTAATGATTCAGCCCCAGACTAAGCACACCACAGACCACCAGCAGAATAACGGTAAACGCGGAAAGCATTCGGTTTATGCTCACCCCAGCAGCCCCGACGAAGATAACATCATCCAGCCCATGGAAAGAAAAAGAGCAACCAGCATTAGTGAAAATGAAATGCCGACGATTACACAGAGGATCTTCGCCAGCATTGTGAGTTTGTCTGACATGTTTAATCCTCCCTTCACGATTTCAACGCAATGACCAGTTTTGCCAGCCCATACAGCATCGGAGACACAGCGATACCGACCGCCACCCACTTAATAGCAAAAGCCAGTGCTCTGCTGATGTCATCAGTTACTGGCGCTTTCAGTTCAAGGCCGTTTTTCATAGTCAACCTCAACAGAATTCGTTTATACTTTTCCATGTTCTCCCTTGCCTTATCCAAGGTCAGAAACACAAAACCCCGCTTGCTGCCAACAAACGGGGTTTTTACTTTTATTCACTTAGGTTTTGCCAGTTCGCAGGATTTCGTGTTATCCACCCGCGTTGGCCAACGTCATTTTTCAGCAAAATATTCTGCTTATCTGTCGATTCCCCAGCACGCCAGCGCACTCTCCTGGTCGCGACGGGATACCTGACCGTAGCAATTATTTGAGCGGATACGGCAGTCTCTGCCACCGTCCTTAATCCACCAGCGAATCGCTTCACACGCTCCCCTGCGATCGCCTGCATTAATTCGTTTATAAAACGTCGACGGGAAACACTTACCGGGGCCAATGTTATACGGGCAGAATGACGCAATACCCGCTTTCTGGGGTTCAGTCAGTGGCACTTTGATGTTTTTCTCCACCCATGCCAGCGCCTTATCACGCTCAATGGCGTTAACCCGGTCGCATTTCCCCTTCGACAGCTTCATGCCAGGAATCACAGGCTTACCATCCACCCGGGTGGCTCCACGGCAGATGGTCCAGATACCCGCACCATCACGGTATGCCGTGGTGTGGTTACCTTCTTTTTCATCCAGAAACTGGTCGAGGATTTCAGGCGCAGAAGCCCCTGCGGCAATCAGCGCCAGAACAGCAGCTGACAGGCCGTATTTGATTTTTGCGTTCATGGATATATTAAATATTCAGCCGCTGTCCCTGGCCCACTAAATACGCACTTTAAGATAAGTCAGCCCCGGCTGGATCCAGTTATCAGGCTCAGTCTTAAAGGGTGGAGTATTGAAATCACGAAGAACGGTCTCCCGCACAACTGCATCCTTGTCAGCACCACTGGCCAGCGCTTCAATCTCAGCAGCTACCTGAAGATATCCCATGCAACGACCAATACGCTTCATCAGCCCCTGTTTTTATTGTTCTTCAGGTAATCAATGGCAAATTCAATGAGCATCTCACAGTGCTGGTGCGATGGCGGTGTTACTTTTCCATTTTCTGATATGGTGATTTTCCCGTCATCACCGGATACAACAAAGGATGGCCGGTTACACTCCCGTTCCTGGTTTTTGTCCGACACAGGCACAGTAAAATCACTTTCATGCCCGTTTTTACGACAGTCCTCGCCACGTACCGCAGCAAATACCGACAAGGCATACTCCTTTGCTCTCGCTTCATAGTCGCTGAATGTTGTTTTCGGATCGTAGTCTTCCCTGTACATAACCGACAGAACTTCCTCATGATCAATATGAACACTGACCACGCTGCCTATTCTTTTGGTCAGCACAAGACGAGAATCTTCCCCGACTTTCACTCCTGGTGTCACACGTGCCGGAAGCTCCACATTAACCATCGCGCTCTGCACATCATCAGGCGCATTTTTTACCGGTTCGTTGACCTTTTCACGCCCCGGGTAAGTGGCGATTTTTTCCGGCATTGTCCATGAAGAAATATTCTGAAAGCCATATCGCGCAGTCCCTTCGCGTAATCCGAGAGCCGCATCCATGAAAAACTGCTTCGCCTGTTTTTTCGCCTCAGCTTCGTAAAACTCCAGCGTGGCACCTTCAGTACGGTCAAGACTAATCGCCACATATGGCGACAACAACGACGGCTGCCCGGCAATTACCAGTGCCACAGTAACAGTTATCTTATCCGGGTAATGATTTATCCCTTTTACAACCAGTTCATATTTTTTATTCATCGCTTTACTCTCCCCGGGCGCCTTACGACGGTCTTCTTTAATCTTGAAATACAGGTTCGTCAGGTACGTCAGCAGACCAAACAGCAGACTCCCCAGCACGCCTATTGCCGCCCACTGAGACGGGGAAACCCTGTCCAGCAACTGCAGGAACCAGTAGCCCGTTCCACCGCTGACGTGGTGTATGACACACCTGTTGTGAATTTTTCCATCTGGTACATACCCGTCTCCGCAATCCGGAAGCTCACAACAATATAAAGACCACCGGCACACACCGATGGTCCCTTGCGCATGCTTACATCATCATGTCGCTGTCAGGTGTGGGGTCACCGCCATCTGAAGCACTCCCCTCACCCGCGATACCTTCCGGCTCCGGAACTGCCGGTGCGCCCAGCAGTTCATCCAGAATGGCATCCACTTCTGCATCAAGACGCGCCTCGAGGTTCTGGCGGAGTTTCTGTTTCAGTGCGCTCAGGACTTCTTCAGAGCGCAGGACTTCCTTCACTGCCTCTGCAGTGACCAGGGATGTAATTTCTGACATGGGATTTTCTCGTCGAAAGGTGTGATTAAGAAAGTTGCAGCTAAATGAGCGGCTCTTCGGGTTTGCTTCCGGCTGACTGACTGGCGCTGATTTTCTCTGCGGCCCTTTTATCAATCTGCCTGCGCCAGAAATCGCGCACTGCCCTGTACCCACCCGAAAGAAGATACAGCACACAGACCGCCGTACAGAAGCACAGCATTAACTGGTTCAGAAATGTCATGGTTTCTCACCGTGATAGTTGACATGATTTACTTATTTTTGTAGAAAAACACCGCAGACTTCGGTGTCATCATGGTCGTTTTACCAGCCGCCAGCATTCATGTAGTGGACAAAGTTCATCCCTTTCCTTCATTGCTGGCGGCCTTTTTTATCATGCCGCGGCATCCGCGTTGTTCACTTCCACCTTCACACTGTCAATCAGCAACGTATATGTCGCCGCCTTTGATATGTCTGTCAGTTGCAGTTTGTCCGCCGCCCCTGATGCCGGAGATTTCACCAGTGTGAACGGTGTACCCCGTTCTCATCCAGTACCGGCGTCACCTGAA